CAATAAGGAAAGTAATTGCTGAGTCTGAAAGATTACCTGAAACAGTTTCTTTTAAAGAGTCTGAAGTTAAGGTCAGAAAACTCCAAAAAAAGCCTGAAAAGGGCCTATATCACGATCCTAAGTACGATTGGTAAGAAATCGGCTTCCATATGTACCCCAAAAATCCATTTTTATGGGTGTCCATAGGCAACCAGTCATGCCTAATTTACAACACGCTTCTCGGTATCAATTTGCTCGTTAGAATCGATTTGATCTGATTCTTCTTTCATTTCTGCATATCCTTTCATCTTTGGAGCAAAATTAGGGATAGTTTGCATTAAAGTGTTCAATTCAGCTATTAACTCATCATCAGATTTCTGATTAGTGTTATCTACATTTAGATTGATAGTCTGACTAGAGAAGTTTCCAAGCTCAAGTAATAATTTAGCTGTGTTTAATTTAACAGTATCCTGTTCTGAATTTAATAATAAATCTTGTAGAACAGATATAGCCATACCTGATGTGCCTGAGATTCTTTCTTCATTCTTATCTCTAATTTCTTGCTTATATTTGTTTTTAAGATAAGCGCCCATTTGTCTTGGCGATTTATCTTTTGACCAACCCGCTTTTATGCAGCTAGCCGTTGCATTTCCCGCTGTATCCCCTTCACAAAAGTATTCTATGAATGCTTGTTCTTTTTCTTTATCTATTTTCTTAGGCATTTCTTTTCTCCAACCAAGATTGAATTGTGCCTGTTATATCAAAATCAGGCGTGTATGGGATTACTAAATCTTCACGATGTTTAATCCACGATTTATCTAATACTAATGAACCATCAATATCAGTTCCTTCTTTATCTCCTGTCATGTGAGATACGATTGTTATTGTTTCATCATTTTCTTCTACAACAAATCCAACAGAAACACATTCAGCTAATTCTGTTTCTAGTTCATTGATATCTGTCCACCCTTGAGTAGGCGTTACAGCATCTTTCCAATATAATAAAACGAGTTTAACTTTCATTTGTATTTAAAAATATATTTACTCCATAAATAACTTCTTGCAATACTTACGACCATAAATACCAAAGATATGTGAAACATCTCCCATATTTCTATATGAATATCATATAAAGGAAATATTAATATTTGAATAATAATTGCAATTAGAAGTCCACTACCTATGTCCAATGTTCTATGTATTAGATGTTTTATATTGGTCATTTTTTCTTTCTTAAAAAATTTAAGTATTCTGCTCCTTCCTCTACCTCCCAAAATATCTTAATAAAGTCAGGGTGTGTGTCAGGTAATCTTGTATTAAATATTGCTACTGCACAGGGCGACATCATTTTATTGGGTAGGTTTAACATCTTAGCAAAGTTGTCATATTTTTTATATGAGCCTACTTGTACACAATGCATAACTATTTCAGAGTCAGCATCTTTAACTGGCAGATAGCCACTAACATGAGTATGACCTGCCATTAATAAATGATCTCTTGAATTGAATAGGGCGTGTTTGACAATACCATGAGCTGTATTATACATACTATGTCCTTTAAAATTATGTGAACAATTTACTCTTATATTGTGTTTAGGTAATTTTAATTTGACTCTAATGTTGTGGGGTTGATAAGTTGTTTTAAGTGGTTTTGTAATCCATTTTAAAGGGTCGCCATCACCACTCCACATATCATGGTTTCCAGCTACAATAAATAACCAGTTAGTATAATTAACTAACCATTCTGTTAACTGCCAAGCCTGTTCTGCCGAGGTGCTTTGTTCTGCCCAAAGACCTGCAAGTTTAGTTCTCCTAGCCCAGTTATTTTGTAAATCGCCTACATTACAAGCATACATACCATCGGTTTCATTAACACAATTTAAGTGTCTGATTACCGAAGGCATATCGCAACCATCATCATCAATGTGAGGGTCGCCCATAATATACAAGCCAATAGGTTTATCATCATTTATTTTTATGTTTAAAAAATCTTCGTTCTTTTCTCTTTTTTCTTTACGATTAAAAGTATCTACTCTTAACTTAACTAAATCTTCTGTTGCTATTTCCTCATCAGTAAAATCATTTTGTAATTCAAATCTTTTAGTTACTTTAGGTTTGTTTGTTTTTTTACCACAATCTCTACATTCATATCTTTGTGGTGTGCCAACAATATGTTTGTCTTTTCCTCTTTTTATAATATGAGTTGATCCACAATGAGGACAAGTTAGCATATTGCCTTCATCATCTAATTGAACTACTCCTACATTGGTAAAATTACCACCATTATTATGTAGTGCCATAAAATTATTCCTTTGTTTGTTTAATGAGATATTCGAGATACCATTTGGCTTTCTCTAAATCTTGCACAGGAGTACCTTTATATGGAAAACGAGTAACATACTTAATTATGTTTCCACGAACATAATCCATTTCCCAAGAACGAATGTACTCGATTGTTTCAATCCCCTTTGTATAATGTTCAGGGTGATTAATATTGTCTATCTTCTTTTTCTTCATCTATCTTTTCAAGTATATGTTCCCATGGTATAGGAATATATTCATTATCCCATGTTATACCACCATATAGATAGTCTTGTCTAGTTTCAAGTTTACCTTTAATTCTAAACTTTGCTTGATTATCAATAGATTTGATAGCTTTTATGATTTTCATTTCACGTTTTGTGAAAGGAATATTCATACTCATAACTAACTCCAGGCTAATAATTTTATGCAGACTAAAATAATTAACACTATAGTTAGAAGCTCGAAGATGCTAACTTCAGGCTTCAGATATTTGGTTTTTATTTTATAAAAAAACCAATTAAAAAATTCAGGCTTTACAATAATTATAACTCCTATTAGCAAAGCTAATAAAAGTATTTCTTGTATCATTGTGATAAAGGATTATCTGATCTTGCTTTCATTTCGTTAACTTTAGCGTTTAATACTGCTATCTCAGCTTTGTTAACGGCAATGTCTGCTACAATAGGTTTAATGTCAGGAGCTGTTTTTTTCTCAAGTACAGCTAGGCGATTAGAGATTTCTCCAAACTTAGAAAAACCACCACCAATAGCGACTACGATTGAGAGTAAAACTCCCCATGTTTTTATATCTTTAAAATCCACGAATCCTCCTTAAATGTTCTTGTGTTCTTATAACTTCATCAATACTTTTTTGAATGTTTGTTTGATGCTGTGCCACAGAATCATTGTAAACATTTTGATTCTCAGCATATATATCTCGCAAATCAACATATTCTCTTTGGTCATAGTAATTACCTCCATCAATAAATAATTGATTATTAAATATATTATTGTTGGTTTGTCCGTAATTGTCTAGAGAAATATTACTTTCCATAGCTTTGGCTACGATAAGAGAAGTAGCAATAAGCCTTTGATCTACTCGTTTGAGTGTTTCATTAACTTTTTTTTCTATAGATTCTATTGAAATAGTTTGAGTATCGACTGTAGTGTTTCCTTGATCCCTGCCTTCTTCCACCTCAGTATCTCGGCCTTCGAGGGTTTCTTCTCTTTGAGCAACTGTTTCAGCTCCTCCATTTCCTGATCTACTATCTGTTGTTTCTCCTTCTCCGTTAACCTCATTTACTTCCTCAGAAGCAACTGTAGTTTCTGTTTCAGATTCAGAAATATTGCTTTCAGTTTGTTCCACAGTTTCAGGGGTAGCTTCTTCGACTGGAGCTTCTGCTGTAATTTTTTCGGAGATAATTTCTTCTGCAAATTCTTCAATTTCTGTTTCGCTGAAAGTTTCTGTTGTTTCAATTCTTTCTTCAAAGCCTTGGACTTCTGTTGTGAACGTTTCGATGGCCTTTGGTTCTTCATATACAATCTCCATAGGTATAATTTCTTCTTCAACAGCTACTGTAAATATCTCAACAATACCTGTATTAATTTCTTCTTTAGCTATTTCTTCAATATATATTTCTTCAAATATTTGTGCAACCATTTCAGGTTCTTCAAACACCTCAAAGACTATTTCTTCTAATGGTATAAATTCTATTGTTTCTATTTCTGTAGATAATACTTCTTCTACTTCTTGAAAGGTAGTAGCTATGTGTGATGTTTGTGTAGCTGACAATACAGTATCATCATAGGTCATAGTAACCGATATATTGTCTAAATTTGCTGCTCCGAGAGTGCTAGGAGCATTAGCATCAGTGCCACTAATAAAGATATTTCCAATGTTAGAACCAATACCTGTATACGAAAGAGTATTTTGGAAATATTCACCATTGATTCCTGTAACATTTGTCCTAGTTTGACTAGTTGTTGCCAATATTTCATTATCGCTATCTCTTATTTGTAATCTTATTGTAAAGCTATCAGCTCCACCTTGTCCACCCCAACAACCTGACACACTACACTCTCCATTTTGTACTTCAACAGATGAGTCAAGAGTAATACCATTGTTAAGCATAGGTTGAGTTATTACATCAGATGTAAGATTGAATGACTGTTCTATCGAACCACTATCACCAAACTCAAGATCATGCCCACCAGGACAACAATCTCCTATTCTTTGTGCATCTCCTTGTAATGTCCAACCTGTAGTTCCATTATTAAAATCACCATTAGTAATTAAATTTCCAGTAGTTTGACTATCTGCTAAAACAGTTAATGGAAATATTAAAGATAGTAGTATTGCTCTAATCATTCCAAGTCATACTCGGTTTAGTTGTTTGACCACTTAATTCGCCTTTACGTTTTTCAATCCATCTCGCTTTAGCTTTCTCTCCAATTAATCCATCTACAGGACAGGGTGTACCTGCGTTCATCATAGCTTCCCATACGTTTTCATCTTGGCACATCAAAGATATTGCTGCGACTTTCATGCCTAATTTAGCTAAAACAGCTACAGATTTTCTTCTTTCACAGTTAGGATCAGTGTAATAGCTCCCAAAAGAGCCTGAGAAGCCTATTATGGTCATTCCTGCTGCAAGTGGTATAACACAGCTGTCTTGGCCATAAACGCTCATACTGGGTGCATTAGCACTGTTTACAGCAGTCTTTTGATTTGTAGAGTTATTTGTTTCATTATTGGTAGTAGTGTTGGAAGATGATCCAGACTGATATGTGGTGCTAGATTCATAACCTCCAGTTATGGCAGTATTACTCCCAGCATTATTAGATTGGGTATTAGTTGTGCTACCACTTGATGTAACATCTGATATAGCGTTTTCAATACTTAACAATGCTATAATTACTAGCATTATATAACAGCATTGTTTTATGTTCTGCATTTCCATTTCCTAAGTGCTAGGGCTTTTCTTGTTGGTTTTCCGTTTTTAACCATAGGGCCTTTAACACCACCCATTCTTGCACAAAAACTTTTTCTTCTCGCTGCTGCTTTAGAGCCTTTAGGTGCTTTACCTGTTACAGGTCTTTTAAGATTTGCACCTGTAGTTCTTTTAAAAAACTTTCTACCAGCTTCGTTTAAGCCACCAGTTTTGCTTTGATATTTTTTAGCTACCATGTTATTTCCTAGTTAAAGAACCACCAAAATATAGACCAATGATTGAGAAAATTGTGTGTGATTGTAAGTTTGTAATAAAAACTGTATTGCCTTGCTCAAAGTATGATGTTTCATAAGTTTCACCAAATATCCACCAACCACTAGATGCTTCTGTTACGATCTGATATGCAACATTAACATCAGTAAAGATAGGAGCAATAATAGGTACTACAATAATACTGAATACGCACATAATTGCGATAGCCCTTCTAGTGTGTTTCGTATGACTATCTGTAACATTACGAGCTTTATCAGTTTGTTTAGCTGCAAATCCTGCTCTTGCCATCAACATCTTTTGTCTTTCAGCTTCTGCTTGTCCTTTCTGTGCCATAATAGACATAATGCCACCTAGTACAGTAGAGCCAAGCATTGATATAAGTTCCATTGGTATCATCTTTCTAGTCCAGGGTTATAATATTGTTCTCTTGTTCTTGGTGCTGCATCAGGTTGTAATGCTCCAACAGCTAAACCTCTAGGTAATTGTCTTAATAAATTAGAAACTTGAAATTGATATCTAATAGCATCTTG